CACTGTGTGCAAAGGATGCAGAAGCCAAGTACTCTGAACTTGACATTGCCAAGTTTGGCGCCAATGACATTCTCGTCATTGACAGTCTGAGCCAGCTGGCCAACAGTGCCATGAACAAGGGCATTCTCAAGGAACTCCAGAAGCCCGGCGGTGAAGAATACAAGAAGACATTCACAGACTACGCTGTGCAAGGCAGTCTGATGGAACAAGTTCTCAGCTTCATTCAAGTGGTGGATGTGAACGTCGTAGCCATCAGTCATGAACTGGAGAGTGAAAGCCTGGAAGGCCGTGAGAAGATTGTACCTGTTGCTGGCACCCGCAACTTCTCGCTGAACGCTGCCAAGTATTTCGACAGCGTGGTGCACTGTGCAGTGGTCAACAAGCAGCATCGTGCTTACAGTTCCAGCACCTATAGCCCCACGATCATTACCGGATCACGGCTGGCTGTGGATGTGGATGAGAAGAAGGGCGGCGAACTGTCTCTGCTTTCTCTCTTTCAGAGGGGTTGACAATGAGTTCAGAATACCGTACACTGAAAGACATTTTCACTGATGTTTTGAGAGAGCCTTCTATGCCTGGAACTTTTGTCAAGTCTGCGCTGGAGTTGCAAGTCGGTGGAAGCCACTACAAGGACATGAGAATTCAGCCTGTTGAATTCATTCACGCAAATAACATTGGCTACCTTGAAGGCAACGTCATCAAGTACGTTTCTCGTTGGAAAAGCAAGAACGGCATTGCCGATCTGGAGAAGGCCAAGCATTACATCGAACTGCTGATTGAACTGGCTACGAAAGAAGAATCAGCAGAGTATCAAATCCAAGAGATTCTTTCAAACCGCAACCACGGAGGCACTGACTAAACCACAGCACACAACTCAACCCAACTCTGTTCCAATCTTTTCAAATCTTTTTTCAAACACACATCATGTCCAAAGCAACTTTCTCTGACCTCGACGCCCTGATGAACGCTTCGATGGATGACATTGAAGACCTGCCACCTGTTGGTGTTCCTCCCACGGGCCATTACTCTCTGCAAGTTTCTGCTTCGCGCGAGACTTCGGAAAGCAGCGGCAATGAATACATCAAGTTCAGCTACGTCGTGGAAGCTGTGAACGAAGTGAAGACCCCCGAAGAAGAGAAGCAAGCGGCCGTCGGCCAGAAGTTCTCGCAAATCTTCTCGCCGTTCAAGAAGGATGGCACCATCAATGAGTTCGGCATCGGATTCCTGAAGGAAGCCTGCGCGCCGTTTGCTCAGCACTTCGGCACTCAGAACATGGGTGAAACCATCGCGCAGATCGACAAGGTCACGGTGGCTGCATCGCTTGTCCGCAAGCAGAACAAGAAGGAAGCTGACCGCTTTGACTTCTCCCTGCGTGACGTCGTGATCCTGTAAGGGTTCCGACTTCATACTCCAAGAGCCCACAGCTTTATTGTTGTGGGCTTTTTCGTCTGAAGTCTCAATAACTCAAATCATTATGAAACTTGCATTCTTTGGCACTCCCTTGGATCGTGCGTTTCTTCCAAGACTGAATGAGATGATCGGCGCTCACAGCGTCAAGGTGAGTCTGGCAACGGAGGAGTATCTTGCTGGGCTTGCAGCCAAGATTAAGCTGCATGAATTGGATGGCATCATCTGCACGAATGCAGACATGCTGCCCCTGCTGCTTAGCACTCAGCTGGATTTTCGCCATCCTCTTGACAAGCGTGGACTCAAGCGGCGCCTCACACTGGATGACTACGCTGGTTCATTCTTCACCATTCCTGCACATGCGCTGGGAGGAACTAAAGATGTGCAAGTTCTCATTCTCAACCCGCTGCAACATCTGGTCACGACGGCCGAAGGTCCATTTGTTTTCAAGCGATTCATCAGCAAACTCACCAAGCCCGAAGGTTGGTTCCCGCAGACTGCGTTCACATGGGAAGTCTGGAAACCAGAATCAAGTGCAAGGCTGCTGGAGAAATTCTCACATGCCAGACTACTCGCAGTTGACATTGAGACCTATGTGGGCGACGACCTGCGACGCATTCATTGCGTTGGCTATTGTGGCTTGTTTAGCGACGGCAGCACTCACTCTGTAGTTGTTCCATTCAAGGACATGCTGGCTCATCAGTTTGTACGCAATCTGAATGCCTCAGCGCCGCCCAAGATTTTCCAGAATGGAATGTATGACAATCTCTACTTTCTGCGCTTCAATGTGCCAGTGTACAACTGGCTCTATGACACGCAGCACCTGTTCCATTCCTGGTATTCAGAACTGCCCAAGCGTCTAGACTTCATCACTGCATTCTCTGTGCGACACATTCGTTTCTGGAAAGATGATGCAGCCGGCGATGAGTTCAGTCTGTTTGAATACAATGCCCGCGACTGTTGGGCAACCATGAACGCTTGGTGCTCTCTCATGCTGGAAGTTCCTGACTGGGCAATCCGCAATTACCTGATGGAGTTCCCCCTGGTCTTTCCGTGCCTGCACATGGAAGCAGATGGCCTGAGCCTGGATCGTGCAAAGTTTGACGAAGCCAAGGCAGCTGCGGAAGTTGCAGTAGAGAAGCAACGTGAGAAACTTCACGCATGGTTTGGGCCTAGCTTCAATCCTGCAAGTCCTGACCAGTGCAAGAGACTGCTCAAGGTTCTGGGGATGGGTGAAGTGGAGAGCGCAGATGCAAAGGCTATGACTGCTTGTGCGGCTGTGCATCCATTCAATGAACTCATCGTGTCTGCCATTCTTGCATATCGCAAGCAGGCAAAGCTTCTGTCCACCTATTTCGTTTGGGAGAAATTCTGGAATGGCCGACTCTACTACAAGACAAACCCTGCCGGAACTGATACAGGCCGCCTTGCTAGTACTGAATCAAGTTTCTGGACCGGACTGCAAATTCAAAATATACCTCAAGGTAAAGCAGTCAAGTCGTGGATCATGGTTGACAGCGACTGGGAAGGACTGGCAGAAGGGGACTATGCTCAGAGTGAAGCTCGATGCGTCGGATACATGTCCGGTTGTACGAGTCTCATTACTCTCGTGGAGTCAGACAGAGATTATCACAGTTGGAATGCTCACAAGTTCTTTGGAGTCCCTTACGAAGAAGTCAGCAAACCGCTTAGAAATCTCTCCAAGCGTGTCAACCATGGCTCGAATTATAACATGGGCGCAGCAGTTCTCCTCGACACTATGGGTCCGAAGGCGGTTGCAGAGGCCCGCAATCTCCTTAAACTTCCGGCGCGCTGGACACTCCAGCAAGTCTGCACACACCTCCTGAAAACATACGAGCAGACCTATCCGGAAGTAAAGAAAGATTGGTACGACGAAGTCAAGCGTACCATCAAGCTGACCAAGAAACTGGTCAGTCCTCTTGGTTGGACTCGGCATTTCTTTGCTGACCCAACTGCATCCAAACCAGCACTTAACGCGGCGGTAGCACATGGACCTCAAAACTTTTCTGTGGGTATCATCAATCGGGTCTTTTATCGCATTTGGCACGATTCTGTTTATGGAGATTTACGGGACAAAGTCAGGCTCAAGGCCCAGATTCATGACAGTCTGTTCTTTGCTTATCGTGGCGGTAGCACTCCTGGTGTTGTATTGGAGCGAATGAAGGAGAGTGTTCAAGTCAAGGGCACGGATGGCGTAGTGAGAACTATGACCATCCCGCCTGATATGAACTCAGGTGAGAAGTATTGGGGAGACTTGAAGTGAGTGTTCAAACTCTCTCCGATCTGTATTTCAAATACACTGAGAAGACAGAGCCTCCAATGGTATTTCACCGCTGGAGTCTTATGTCTTGTCTGGCATCCAGTCTCGGCCGGCAATTCTATCTGCCATTCGCAGACTTTCGCATCTTTCCAAACATGTATGTGATGCTGATTGGTGACCCTGGTACAAGAAAGTCAACGGCCATCAAGACAAGCAAGCGCATTCTGAGTGCTTCTGGCTATGACAAGTTCTCAGCTGAGAGAACATCCAAGGAGAAGTTTCTGCTGGACTTGGAAGGTGTGGAAGATGACACTGGCACGGTCAAAGACGCAAGTGCTGTAATGCGTAATCTCTTTGGAGACGACTATGCTAACGCTGATCCTCGTGAAGTTTTCGTTGTTGCAGATGAGTTCAACGAATTCGTTGGCTCAGGGAATCTTGAATTCCTTAGTCTTCTTGGCAGTCTTTGGGATTGGGATGATCCCATTGCGCCGTTCAAACAGAGACTGAAGACTTCACGATCTGTCTCCATCTTTCAGCCAACGATCAATATTCTGAGTGGCAATACTCATGCAGGTTTTGCAGAAGCATTCCCACCGCAGACACTTGGTCAAGGCTTTCTGTCTCGATTGATTCTGGTCTTTGGAGAAAGCAGCGGCAAGAAGTTTGCATTCCCTGAGAAGCCGCCAGACAGTCTGAAGCAGCAACTCATTGATGAGTTTGTGGAGATTAAGACGCAAGTCTCCGGCGAGGCAACCATGTCCAGCAAGGCGAGAGATATGTTGCAGACAATCTATCACAGCTTTGAAGGCCTGGAAGATGCGCGGTTCAAGCATTACAGCACCAGACGATACACGCACCTGTTGAAGCTGTGTCTGCTGACTGCCGCTGCAAACCGCAGGACTGAGATTCGTGCCGAAGATGTTCTCTTTGCAAACACGCTGTTGACATACACAGAGCACAGAATGCCCAATGCAATGGGGGAGTTTGGCAAGGCAAAGAACGCAGACGTTGCGGCACGATTGATATCTGTGTTGAGTGACGCAAAGGTTCCGATGGATACGCCAGCATTGTGGAAGCAAGTGCAAAGCGATCTAGATAAGCCAGAGGATCTGAACAAACTTCTCGCAGGTCTTGTGCAAGGTGGAAAGATACAATACGTATCTCGCACCAAGACAGGAAATGCACAAGGATATTTGATTGTTCGTAAGATGCTTAGCAATAAGCATGTGTATTGTGACTTTTCTTTGTTGAAGGAGAATGATAGATGAGCAAAGTTTTGGTTGATGAAGCTGTATTGCAGCAGGTGCTGGAGCAGCCGGAGCAGGAGCCGGTAAAACGATGGCCTTTTGTTGAAACGCCCGAGCAGTTTTCAAACAGGCTTTTTGAGGCGATCCGTGAATTCAGTTCGATCCTTCCTGCGGTTCGCCATGTGTTGATTGAAAACCCACCCATGTTTACCCACCCACCCCGCCGCGAGTACGGGGAACTGCTGGAGGCGTTGAAGGGAATGTTCGATCAACTTGACCTTGACGGCTGCATTATCCCAGCGGTCCTGAAAGCCCGCGCCGCCATCGCACGGGCGGAGGGGAACACGTGAGCATCATAACCCCTATCGCAGTCTATCTCGCAACACATCCAGCTGCCGAGTTGACAACAGAACAAATCCACGAAATGTGGGGAGTGAAGCGCGTCAACATCGGCAAGTCCCTGTCATACGCCGAGCTGAAGGGCTGGGTAAATAGCGAACTGAGA